ATTTAAGCCATCTGCCATGATTGACATAAATAATAAATCACCATTCTCTAACTTTTCTTCTTGTCTCAACTGTCTAAAGCCAGTTCTCCATGCACATCTCTCAAACATTGGATCTTTTAAAAACTCTTCTGGTGTTATAGGTCTTTCCCAATCTCTAAGTTCAATACCTTTTTCCTGTTTATACCAATCTCTAACTAAAGACCAACAATCAGTAACACCCCAAACCCACGGACGACCCAATAAAGGTGCTTTATATCCTGATGGTTCGTAATATCCCCATTGTTCTGTTTTTGGATTAACAATATGCCACGGAAGCTTACTTTGTTCACAGCTTAATTTATCTGCCTGACTAGCTATTGGTGGGGTGACAGGGTGAGAATGAACAACGGCAACAATATCTCCTTGATTTGATGCTTTAACATAATCAACTGGATCGAGAATAAAACATTGATGAGCAGTCATAGCAAGATTATTACAAGGAAAATATCTTTCTTTACCTTTAATATTTACTAATAATCCAACAGATTCTTTGGGATCTTGGTCTTTTGCATGAACCAATGCAGTTTCTTTCCAATTCATCCGTTAATCGTTCCAATAGAGGGAAACTCTGCTCTTGTGCATTGTCTTTTAGGAGCACGAATACCTGCTAAATCTAATACTGCTGCAAGTTCAAAAGTTACAACTTCTCTATTTTCTGCTGACTTACGATCAATTGAGTAAATTTCCTGTGGAAACTCTGCATTAGGATCTGGTGTTCCGTAAGGATTTACATTGCTGGGAAAGTTTACAGCATCTAAAAATTTAGCAAGAGTTCTAATACGAGTGACAGTAGCACCAGTTAAATCATTTCCTGTTGTAGTTTCATTTACATTTAAAAGAATAGCTGTAATTGTTCCTAATGCGTTACTAACGGTCAAGGTAGGTCTAGGTAGTTGTCCTTTTTGAAAAGCAAAACCTTCAGCCTGTATAGGAAATCTTTGATATGTATCACCAGCCCAAACTATTTCACCATTATCTTTCAGACTTGTTCCATTATGAAATCTATGAGTTGTAGCTGATCCATGCAATGCTGCTGTAGTTGTAAGAGTAAAAAGTTCTATTATTGCTGATGGATTAATACTTTGTAGATCACTAACAACAGAAGCACTACTCATGGTTCAAACACCTCTCTAAATGTTGCCTGTACTGTGGCTCTATTGTTATATGGTATAGATTTATTCCAAGCCTCGCAAACATATTGACCAGCACCAGATAAAGTAATCGAAACATTACCACTATTGGTAGCACTGGCAGCAGCAGTGACAGTAAAGACGTTTGAATCCGCTACTGAAGCGACAAGAAAAGTACCATCAGTTGCCGATCCAGAAGTGTAATCAATAGTAAGTTCATCTCCTACAGCTACACCATGACTTGTAATTGTGATTGTCACTGTAGTGCCTGATTGAGAGTAAGTTCCTGTCTTTGTAAATCCTTCTCCTGGTGGAGTAAAAGTAAAGCTGGCACTATCATTTGCACGGCTATCAAGAAAGCCTTCTATAGTATCTGCATCTGTTTCTGATACGTTGAAAGTAAGATTAAATATCTTAGGATTTTGATGTGCAGCAAGTCCAAATAATATTCTGTGTTCATAGCCATCAGCAAAACGAACTGTTCTAGTATTTGGTGCGGATTTTTTTTGCTGTCCGTATGTTGGTGTGATTGATGGGAAAGTAGCCATTATGCAAGTAAACCTCCAGGTCTTTTCTGTTTAATTAATTCTGTCTCTATAGCTGCTGATAATGCAATACCTAATGCTCTACCTTCATCTTCATCTCCTTCCACATTAGAACCAGAAGCATCTACATTTACTACTATATTCATACCACCTCCACCAATACCAGCCAAATCATGGTTCGGGATAATGTTTCCTGATTGATTCGGAACAAATAATTCTGGCCCACGCTCTCCAACAATATAGGGTTGTCTCATTCCAACAGGACCACCATTTGCAGCAAGCATTGGAGTACTTTGAACGTCATTAAGGGGTGTAGTGCTGAAATTAAATAAGTTACTGAATAAACCTAGTATGCCTTTTTGAAATTGGATTGCGACCATTTGAGCAGCAGCATCAAGAAAGTAGTCTGCAATCTTGTTCAACATATTTCTAAACGCATCGGCAACAGTCATTGTGCCTTTGATTATTCCCTTGAATGAATCTTCAAATGATTCGCCCATTGCTTTAGATAAAATCACAGCTTGTTTAGCTGTATCATTTAAGTCACGCATTTTTCTATTTAGCTCGTCCATACGACTTATCGCTGGATCGGCTGCGTTAATTCTTTCGTTAGCGATTAATTGGACTAATTCGTATTCTCTCTCAAGGTTTTTAATTTTTTCCTCTAATACTTCTATTTCTGCTTCATTAGCTTTACCGCTCATTTTTAAGGACTTTAAATTTTCATTTTCTATTAGTAGTTTGTTTTCTATCTTCTGCATATCTATTTGTTTCTGCTTTAATGCCACTGCCTTCTCATCTTCAGTTCCCCTAGTAACTTGTGCTTTTAGTTTTTCTAGTTCTATCTGACCTTCTAGTAGTCGACCTTGAGACAGAAGTACGTCTCTTTGTAATTTTCTTATTTCTAATAATCTTTCGTTTTCACTTATACTTTTTCTAGTAATTTCGAGTAGTTCCTCAAATTCATTAATCACGTTTTGGATCCTCGCTGCGGCACCTGGTAACGCAGTATCAGGGTCTAAATCGGCCAATGCTTTCCTTTCTTTTTCAAGTTGTTTAAGTAAAAATGCTTCGTCTTTTAAATCTTTATTTAACTTTTCTTCTTGAGCCGATATTGCATCTTCTGTTCTAACTTTACCTGCGGCTTTATCAGCACTACCAGCAAGAAGATTTAATGTCTTAAATAGTAAAGTAAGTGGTCCTGCTACTAAAATACTTAATCGTGTAGCCAGGGCTGCTGCCCCCTGCTGGAACTTAGCCATCTCTTTATTTAAATCTTTAACAGAATCTAATCCTTTAAATTGCTGTTGCATAGTTAAGCTGGCAAGTTCTCCTGCTACTTGATCTAGTCCTGCATTTTTAAGTGTGCTTACACTTACTTCTATAGACTTATCAAACTTCTTTACTCTGGCAGTTAGTGCATCTAGATTTTTTGCAGGATCATTTAATTCATCGCCAAATTGATTAACGCTATCCTTTATATTATTGAATACTTGGAGTGCAGCAGTGGCAACAAGACCTCCTGCAAAGCCTCCCATCTGACCACCTACGGCAGAACCAATTCCTCCACCTAATCCACCGGCTACTGCACCTAATGGTCCTTGACCAAATAATAATGGAAACGAACCACTAATTAGTGCACTTGCAACAATACCTTTACCTTTGGGCCGATTTCCTCCGCCTCCGCCTCCTCCATTTCTAGTTCTATTAGCTTCCCTTGCTTTTTGTTTCTCAAGCTGAAAACTTTGTTTATCTAGCTTTAGTTCGTTTTGCTTAACCTTTAAAATTGATATTTTTTTCTTTAGTTCTAAATCTCCTATTTTTAATTTTTCTCTACTTTCTTGTGCAGCCTGTCTGCTTGCCTTACCACTAAGTGCCATTCTATTTAACTTAGTGATACGCTCTTCAAGCTCCCTTAATTGGTTTTTAGCTTGCTTTGTATCTAGTTTTATATTTACTTCGTAATTAGATGCCACTACTTTCTAATAAACATTGCTCTTAGTTTAGCGTAACTTGCGGTATTGAGCCTTCTTTTTTGCATCTTCGTAGGCTTTTTCTTCTCTCTCACCTTTTAAAGTGAAGTATGCGTTCCATGCACACGCTTCTTCTAGTGACATTTCTTTCTGAAGGCTAGAGACTGTCATCCCTAACTTTTCGGCTATGGCAAACTGTAAGTATAGATAGTTGTCTTTATCAAGTTGTGCTTTTTACGGCATCGGGGGTAGCCTCCTCGCCCAACTCCTGCATTTTTGTCATAAGCTCTAATAAGACTGCCAAGGGTATCTCTCTTCTTAGACTAGGCTTATCAGCTTCAACAAATAATTTTTGGCCGTTTTCATCTTCGGCTTTATTTATAATGACCTGCAAAGCAAAGTCTAAGTTTCCCTCTTCTTGACCTCTGTTAGATGCTGCTAAAGTAGCATTTATGGTATCTCTATCTGCAATAGTTAAAGGTGACCAATAGACTTTTAAAATAAGCTCTCCATTCTTGTAAATTGGGTAACTGCTTTTGTTGCTGATGCTAAATGCTTTCTTTAGCTTGTCGATTGCTCTATCTGTTGGCATACAAAATAAATAGTGTATTCATCTACTATACTACTACTTTATTAACTAAAGCCAACCTTTTTAAACGCTTTAGCAATATCAAACCTTATAAAGTTACCTTTTGTATAAATATTGTACCAATTTGGACCTTTTTTAGCTGTTAAAGTAAACCCTTGTTGACGATGACCTTCATAAGTTACGGGTTCCCCATTTATACCAGGTCTTGTTTGTCCAGGAGCGTTGATTGCAAAACCAGCGTACTTTGCTCTGTTACCAACAAATAAATCTTGATTCAATGTTACATTTGGAACTCTGGCATTTTTTATTCGTCTACCTGTAGGATCTGGAATTAAATAATTGGGAAAATCTGGTTTTCTTTTTCTTGTAGGTTGCACTGGGTTTTTGGAAACGACCCAGTTTTCACCAAATGTTCCTGTCCACCATGGACCCTCTTCAGTTAGTGTTTTTACAACAGTTTTGGCTAGCTCTTTTTTTCCCTTTATAAGCTTTTTCTCAATATCTTCAGTTAATTTTGTTAAAGGTCTAGGCATTGGCAGTAAAGTTACAGCTTACAACTGATAGATAATGGCTGTCTCCCTCTACAGTAACAGAAGTAGGTCCTTCGACCTCAGAAACTCTTGGAGCTACAGAAAAGGTGTCTGAATATCCTGATGCGTTTACTGAAGTCAGTCCATCAATTACTGATTCTGCTATGGCAGATGCAACAGCACTACCTTTGTTTGGAGGTGTCATAATCCCGCATCTTATAGATCCAGCATAATAATCCTGTGCGGCACCATGAGTTTGCGT